AAACTTGTTCGGGTCGTAGTTGAAATAACCGCCGCATTGCAAGCTGCCTGTGGTGGATATCGCCGAGCCGGACGAAGCCGCCACAATCAAAAAAGGAAACTCCAACCAGTTGAGTTTCCGCAGGTTTATGCTCTCGTCCTGAATATTCGTGGCGTCTATCGAGTTGACTTCAGCCGCGAAATTCATCAGGAGCATCCGCAATTCCGGGGACTTTACCTGGTAAATCGGCAGCGTTACGTAACTCATTAGTAGACCACCTGCGATCTGACGACGCGCGGCATGTACGTTATCGCTACGTCAAGCAGTTCTGGCAATATGTCCGTCACGTTCTGCCATTGAATATTAAGCCCCAGGTTCTTGCAATACGCCGCCGTAGGCATCAGCCGTATGGCGGTGGCCTCCTGACCGGCCGGTACGGTCACCGTTTTTGGCGCTCCATACATACCGTCCGCCACCTGCTGCAATTGAATTGTGGTGGCCGCGTTGCACTTCCCGAACGTCAGGTCGATCCACTTGATGCGCTTGAGGATTTCCTCCGCGCCGAGTGGGAAGTGCTTGGTTTCCAGCGTGGCGGTCAACGCCTGCGAACCGCTCTTGCCTATCGAGTACACCTGGCCCTGCGTCGAGTCGGCGGCCAGGTATTCCCACTGGCCCTGCTCGTAGAAGAGCGCGAAGCAGGCGAAGTTGTACGTCCCGGACGCCGTGACCGTCCAGGACTTGTGCAGAATGTCGTAGATCAAAAGCGTGTCGTTGGCCGTCGCGTTGGCGCTTGGCACCGCGCAGATCAATTGCTGTTTCGGCCCGTAGTAGAACAGCGCGGCTTGCTGCAACTGCCACTGGTTTAGCGTGGCCCAAAACTCGCGTATGTCGTTCGAGATCAACGTCCGCTTGGAAAGGTCCGTCAGCCATATTCCTTCGCGGTCAACCAGGAACAAGCCGTACGGCGTCCACAACGCGCCGTTGGGCGCGATTGTTCCGCCGGGGAGCGCCGGTGACACGGCATACGTTTGCGTTGTCGCGCCGGTCAGCGTGTAGATCGAATACTGCTTCACGATCAACAACGTGTACTGCGTCGGAATGAGCGCCATGATCTGGTCGCCGTCCGAAGGGTTCACGTCTATCAGGTTGATGCCAGGCCATGACGCCTGGTTTAGAATGTCCGAGAACAGCAGTCTCGACGGGTAGCCTTGTATATTCGCCGCCCATATGCGGTTCTGGTAGGCACAGATGTACTTCGCCTGTGGGCTGCTCGTCAATGCCGTCAGGTTGGTGCCGTCATACTGTTGGATGTAGTCAACGCCGTTGGCGATCATCAAATCGTTCTGCAACTGAGCGAATGAATAGTGCGTCGCCTGCTGCATCGTGCTGGTTATCTGCGTGGTCGTCGCGGAACCCTGGTAGAACACCGTGGCTTGTTGCAGCACCGGCGTCGATGCGTTGTTGATCTCCTGCAAGATGAATCGCACCTGGCTGTACTTATTGGCTGGCGCGGTAGCTAAAGAATTGTTGGTCTGGTTGTACCAGGCGCTCCATGTCGAGCCATCCGGACTCGTGCGTACCTGGCAGACTATGGCCGTGTTAGCGGGCTCCGTGTCCTGCCAGGTGACGGTCAACGTGGACAGGTTCGTGGCCGCGCTCGCATTTTGCACCGGTGACTGCCACACACCCTGGCGCGTAGCGGGCTGGTTCAGGTTGCCAGCGAATGACAATAGGCAAGTGGTGTCGATGTCCCAAGCCTGTGGCAGCCCGCTCGACACGTAAGCCTGGTGCTCGGCCAGCGTGCGGGCGCGGGACGAAATGCGGAAGTCGGTGATGGGACCGTCGAGTTGCTCGGTGCCTCCGGCAGGGTAGTATCCGATTCCCAAATTCGCGGGTAACGTGCCGACAGGTTCCACATAAGACGTATCAGAGCCGATTTGCGCCCCATTTTTACACAAACGCATGACCGAACCGTTACCAGCCGCCATGACAGCGTAGCTAACACCGGGCGTTAGCTGCGTTGAGTCTGTGATGGAATAGAGAGTGCCACCACTACATATTTTTAGGACAAGGTAACCGTTCTCTATGCGGAATAAAAAGTAATCATTACTGTCTATGTCATATCGCACGATTTCCTGTGCAATGCTACTGTTTATCGAGTTTATCCTAATGGTAGCCTCAATCGTCCAGTTCCCCTTGTAGAACACCCCCGCCGTGGGCACCGTGCAGGTTTCGGCGGCGCGGGAGGAACCGCCGGTGATCCATGAGGTAGCAAAGGGTTTTTGCTCGACTTGCAAGCCGTCATTGTAGAACGTGCCGTTGCCCAAGAACCGTATTCTTACAGAGACATATGCAGTTGTAGAAGTCGTCGTTAAGGAGCCTGATATTGTTTGCTGAATGCCGGTTCCGGTTAAGGTAGTTAGTATGCTGTCTCCTAAAGCAGAACCAGAAGAATTCCATTGTATAATTCGCAAAGCAAACTGTATACCAGTAGGAGCCAAAACACGCGCCGAAAAGGCGTAGCTGGTACTGGCAGATACCGCTATAGCTGTGTTCTCTGCGCCGGTCGAAGGATTGACTGTTGCAAGGTTTACGTCGCCGCCAGATGACGGATAGTTGGATACTACGACCTTCGCCGAACCGCCTCCAACCCAAGACGGGGAAGTCACTATTGAAAGCGTGCCAAGGGAAGAATTGACGCCACTCATAGCCAACCCAGTTGTGCTTGTCGGATGACTCTGGTTAGCCGTCAGTAGATTGGTTGTACCTTCCTCCATCATCAGCCCCTGTTGCGCGTAGTACACGGCGATGGACTCGAAAATCGGTCCAGGCGTAGTACCACCGCATCCTACTCCGACACTACCAGAGTTGGTGATAGATGTATCAGTTACACTCAACACCTTAACACCGTTGAACCAACCTTCCAATTGAGAACCGTGAACGGTAAACTTAATAGGATAAGTTGTTCCACGTGTGAAAGATATAGGCGCACTTTGAAGTTGTGTGTAAGTGCCCCCAACACGTTTTACAATGTACATCATATTAGGGCCTGAAGATGCAGAACCATCAACAAATTGCAACATGTAATAATCATTGTTATCTTGCAACCGAGCAATAATTCGTCCATCAGCGGCCTGTGAACAATTCACTAGAATGTCCACGTTCTGCACGCTGAGGTTGTTCACCAGCAACGTTGCATTGCTACCAGGAACCGCACTCAGCGTCCCGTTCGGTGATCCCGCCGTGATCGTCCACGTAGCTGGTGTATCACCACCAGACGTGTAGCTGCTGATGTCGTTCGTGGTGAACTGATCCTGGAACACAGGACCAGCCAGGGGCAGGTAAGGGTAGCGCGGCGCACCGGAGGCGTACTGCACGCCGTAGTCGTCGTAGGCCACGGAGGAACGGCTGAAGGTCGGCGTCGGTGGCGTATAGAGCTTGAGGCTGCCGGGCGTGCTCGAAGAGTCCAGGTTGGTGTATGTGCCGCTCTGCGTCCACGCGCTTTGGGAAGCGTACTGGAACGTGACGTGCGGCGTGTCCGAGTACAGAGACGTGCCGGAAGCCATGACGAGGCGCGTCGTACCGTCCGACTTGTAGAACGGTGAAATGCCAAGCACCGCCGTCGGAGAGAACGCGGGGCTATAGCGCGGCGGGGCCTGCCAAATGGGCTTAGGCAGGCCCGTCGTGGACAGTTGCAGGTTGGTCGCCTGCGCAAGCTGGTTGTCGGCTATGGACACCGGGTTGGCCGTATTCAAGCCNCCCGTGAAGTCGGCGTGAGCCTCCACGTTATAAAACTCGCCCCGCTGCGTGCGAGGCGCTCTCGGCTTGCTGGGCGCTTTCTTTTTCGTCGCCATGGTCATCTAGTCCTTAAGACGATATCGGAAGTCGGGTTCTTCATGGCGTCCAGGATACTGAACTCCTGGCGCTCCTGCTCGTACTGCTGCTGAAAGGCGGCAGCAGCGGGGTCGTTGTCGGCCCGCAGGCACTGCCAGGCGGCGTAGGCGATAATCATGTTGTCGCAGTCGAGTATGGACGGCGTGTCGGTGCTGTTGACCAACTGCGGGGGCCGCTGGACGCCCACCACGTAAATCGTTCCGGCCAGGGACGGAGTGGGTTCAAGGTAATAACCGCCGGACACGATGTACGCGCGTTCCGGCACGTCCTGCAACGAAGCGGGCCAGTTGGGGATGCCGTAGCGCAGGTCCAGCCGGAATCGCTCTTCCTGCAATTCGATGACGATGTACTTCGGAATGAGCAGGTCCGGCGGCAGCGTGTAGTAGTTTTGACCGGCGATCATGTTCGTGGTCCAGACAGTAAGGGCGCGGGAAATCTTCGCGGCGCGAAGAAGGCCGTCGTTCAAGTACCGCGTTATGAGAGTCGTGCTCCAGCGAACCGCTCCGGGATCGCGAACGTCCTCCTGCACGGCTGCGATCAGATCAGACAGTTGCATCCGGCCTCCACCCCTGGATCACGGGCTTGCCCGCGAATTTCAGATCGTCCTGCATCCCCTTGATGATATCTTCCAATTCCTTGTCCTTGCTCCGCTGCACACGCTCGTTGTGCTCGTCGATGCGCCGGAGCAAACTGCGCCAGCCAAGTTTGTACGTGTCCGCGTACCCCCTTCTGACGGCCTGCTCAACTCTGTCGTCCAGATAGTTGAAGACCGCCATGAGAAAAGGTTCGCGTTCGTATTTCATGTCCCATATCTCGTACTGGTTAGTGTCGGTATTAAAAGAAACGCGCAGGTTGTCGTCGATCTCACGCAACCTGCGCGGTAAGTCCAGAACGTGTTCTTCGATGGGAATTCGCATCGCCAACCCCCTCTTAGAACTGCGATAGAATCCAATAGTTGGTGCCGTCGGATTGCACGCATACACCGTGCACGGCGCTCGCGGCCAAAGTCACGCTTGCCGCGCCGCCTATCAGACCGCTGGCAGGCTGCACCGTAATGGCGTTGGCACCGTTATCCTTGATAACGGTGTAAATCTTCCCGGCGTAGGAAGAACCCTGCGGCAACGTGACGGTGTATGCCGAACTGGAGGTACAGGCAATCGTGTCGTCGCTGGCCTGCGCGGTGTACGCCGCGCTGATGTTGACGAAGTTGACGGATTCCCCCTGCATGTTGCACGTTCCAACGTTGGGCAGGTTTACCCTGGCGTTGTCGCGAAAGGCGGGGCAATAGTCCCGCAACGAGTAGTTAGCCATCTATGCTCACCCCTTTGCATGAAAATCAGGCAGCCAATGATGAGGCTGCCCGATTCCCACGTCCTATAGTTACGCTTCGGTGATACCGGTCAGCGCGGCCAGGTGGTTCCGGTGAATGGTGAGAAGCTGGATGTCCCACACCCACTTCGACTGCCAGGCGGTCTGCGTGGCGACGGGGAACAGCGCATTGCCCTTCTCGTCCTCCATCCACTCCGGCGGCCCGATCTCGCCAAGCTCGATGGCCTCTTTCTCCAGGAGGTACAGAGTTCCCACCGGGCAATCGCGGTCCTTGGCGACCGGCAGCCCGTTCCAGTTGAGGGCCTTGAAACCACCGTTCAACTCGATGTTGCTGCCCTCGACGAAGGCCCGCTTCTGGCTCTCCAGGTAAGCGGCCATCGCGCGAAGAACGCCGGGGGAACCGATGGCGTAGTCAACCTTACCGCCGCTAAGCTCAACGGCGTCGAAGCCCTGTTGGATCGCGGGCATCGAAACGTTGCCATTCACGGCGATGACGTTAGCCACCCACTTTTCGTTACCGGGCTGCGTGGGATCGACGTTACCGACAACGCCCGTGGCCGCTATGATCTTGCGCGTACCGTCGATTTCCTTGTTGAACGAACCAGTGCGCACGATAATGTGCGAAGTGGTTGTCTGAACGCCACTGCCGGAAACGACGATGCTGGCATTCGGGTTGACCTGCACGATGGACAAACCGCTCGCGAGGACCGCACCGGTGGAAGCGTTAACGATGTCAATGACCATGTTCACCCGCAGGTGCGTGGTGGAAGAACCGGAACCGTCGATGGCGGTGACGGGGATCGTGGTGCTAGCCGCAGCCATGTTGGTGCAATAGGCCAGAGCGCCCTGCCCGTTGCCAAAAAGCTGACGGTTCACGTTCAGTTTGATGTTGGAAACGGTGCTCTTGAGGTTGGCCTCCAGGATCGGCAGGTACGAAAGGGCCTCCTGCTGCGACCCCTTGATGGCCCGCTGGGAAACCATGATCACGCCGACTTGCTGCCAGGAGAAGTAAGTGGCGGCAGTGTAGTTGGGGTTACCAGCGTTCGGCACCGTATCCCATTCACCCATGGACCCGATACCTTCGTTGAATCCGATCTCCAGCGGTACGTAGAAGTAACGACCGCCGATGTCCACGTGTTCGGAGCTTTTCTCCAGTTGCGCCAGGAAAGGGGTTCCCTTGTACAACTGGTCGGCAATAGCGGGAGCGTAATTCTCCTTAAGTATTGCCGAATAGTACGCAATGTTGCTAGCCATGTGATCTCAACTCCTTGTTATTGCCCGATTCCTTGCACCATAGCAGCAAGAAGCTGCTGCTTGGAACGCCTGCTTGCATCCTTCAGCGTCTTGGGAGGAGCCTCCACGCCGGTCGGAATACCGCCGCCAGCGCCCTCCGGTCTCGGCAATCCGGCACCCTTGCTGTTCTGCATCTTATAGGCCATGATGCGATCAGCAAGCGAACCTTCGCCTTCCAGGGCCTTCTGCATGGCGTAGACCAGGAGGGCGTCTTTTATCGAGATGCCACCTTTGTCCAAAACCATTTGCAGAAGCTCCTGCTTGTTCAGATCAGGCAAAGTCGGAATCTGCTCTTTGAGCTTCGCATATTCCTGCTCTGCCTGCTGCAATTCCCGTTCTAGTTGCTGTTGCGCGTGCGAGCTTGCCAGGGAATCCACTTTGCTCGTCAGCGTTCCAAGGTGCTGCATCAATTCCGGCGGAAGCTGCGGGCCGCCCGGTTGTGCGCCGGGTGCCATTCCGGGCATACTACCGGGCATACCGCCACCGACCGGAGGCATACCTCCACCAACAGGCCCTACGCCGGTCCCTCCGACGGGACCACCAGCGCCCATTCCACCAGGCTGTCCAGGAACGTTAGGCATACTCGCCCCCTGCATTCCACCAGTCGGGGGCATCATTCCGTTCATCTGCATTCCTCCTTCGACGTACTTTTCAATAACACCCATCACTAATTCCATCAGCGGTGGGTTTTCGGATAGAAACTCAAGCAACTGCTTGCCCAATTCGCCGGTGTCCGGTGCCGCGACGCCCGATTCCGGGGCAGGTTCGGGCGCGGGCGCGTTGCCCGGAGCGGGCGCGGCGGATTGAATCAAGCTGTCGGGGCTTGCGCTTGCTTTGGCTGCCACACTCTCTTACCTCCTTTACCCTTTGTTGGGCGCGGCAGGTGTCTGTTCAGAACCACGGCTTCGGCCTCCTGCTGCATTTGCGCCTGCCTCAACTGCATCATCAGTTGCTGATGTAGCTGGTAGTGCTGCGCAAATGCGGCGCGTACCTGTTCAGGAGCGTCCTCGTATTCGACGGTCTTCATGTAGCGAGTGTGCTCCTGAATATGCACGGCGTGGTTCTGCCATTGTTCTACCGGTACAGACTCACCTGCCTTTAGCCGCACATTCTCCCGGAGGGCTTGAGCGGTATCAAGCTCCGTATCCTCAAATACCTCTTCCATCGACCCGTATTCGGTCAATGAAAGAAGCAGCCGGGGGTCTGATACAATCTGGCGATCCCACAACTCGAACAGGTACTGCTGCTGCATTTCTTTCGATTTAGGCAGAGTCGATCCGCCAGCAACCATGATGTCCGCGTCGTGTGGTATGTCCTTGGCCTTGAAGAGCATCACTTCTTCGGCCCGGTCCTCGCCAAGCACGCGAAGCAGCACGGGAGCTTCAACAAACTCGCGTGACAGCGCGACAACCATCCGCATCGTCTGCTCCACGCACGCCTCATACTCCCTGGCGGCCAGGGAAGAAACGACCTCCTGCTCGGCCAGCAGTTGAGCCATGGCCTGCGAAGAGCGCATCCCGCGCGGCGTGTTGCCTTTGGTAACGTCACCTTGGCTGCTGATATCGTCTCTCTCACCCATGATGGTCCGAATGGTGTTGATCAACTGCGGCGGATATGGTTCGACCTTGAATTGGTCAATCTTGCCAGGGACCATCGGATTGAAGTAGATGATCTCGCCAGGGTTGAACTCCGGTTCCTTCAACAGCGCGTTCAACGGTGCCACGACCGGCGGATTCGCCAGGCGAGACGTGTTCTCCACGATGTCGGAGCGAAGTTTGTTGTACGCCACCTGCACCGGGCGCAGGTGCGTCATTACCGTATCGCCAAATAGCTGATCCGTGCGCGGTAGGTGCCTCATGCACGCGAACGGTATCTCGGCAGGCACGATGTGCGCGTATGGATTGTCACCCTCGTACAACAGCTTTTTGTTCGCGATGACGACGTACTTGCCGTCCGGGTGCTCGGCGTTCGGACGCTCCCAATACTCCTTGACCAGGGCCGACGGAACGTCCGCTTCGGCGGTCTGCAATTTCTTCAACATCGGTGAGATGCCGTGGAAGTTGAGCACCTCGAACGGCTCACCTCCGACCGACACGCCATACTTGGCCTTGATGTACTCGACCGGGCGCACCCGAGCGTGAATCAGCCAGGAAGCCTCGTCCAGCACGCGGGCGAACGGGTCCGGGTAAATCTCGAACGGTGAGCAGTAGTCCACCATGACCGCCCCGAGGGGAACCATTTCGCCGTCTATGTCCAGCAGATCGCCGCCCTGCGGGTCGTAGTAAACCTTCGTGAAGCCCGTCCCGCAGGCGACGGCCCAATGCAGGGCAGCCAACATAGTGACATCTATCTTGAGAGAGCGCCAGAGGTAGTCGAGATAAGCCTTGGTCGCCCGCGCCTTGCGCACCTTGAGCTCGTTTCCGGTGACCGTCTTGACCAAAAAAGTGGGGTCATTGCGTGTAAGACGCGCCAATTCGCGCCTGAACGGAGACAGCATTATATTGACAGTCACGCGCGGTTTGCGCTTTGGCGACTGCCACTCCTTGATGCGCCCGGAAGTCGCATCGAATACGACCCATTGCCTGCCCTCCAAAAAGGACAGGTTGAGCTTCCAGTCCCGTTCCTGGCGCTTCTTGATGTTCTTCACCAGGTCGAAACGCTTTTCTATGTCGGAGACCAGTTTCTCATCGGCGAAAGGCATATGCACACAACCTTATGACGTACTCGTTCCGGCGCTGGCCGAAGACTGCTGTTGCTGCTGATTGATCGCGTTCTGAATGGCGTTCTGCATGTCCTGATCAAACGACGGCTTCATATAGCCAAGACGTAAAAGCAAAGTTCTGAACACCGGGTCCGCCGCCATCCACAGCGGGATGTTACCGGCCACCACCGATTGCCAATCCGGGGACTGGAAATACGCCTGCATTTGCGGGTTGTCCTGACCGCCGGACAACCGTTTCCAGAGGTTGTAAGTGGCGTCCGGCGAAGGCGCTGCCGCCGTTGGCAGCCCCACTCCCTGACCAACGCCTGGAAACACGAACCCGGCAGGCCCTTCGGGAATGTTCAGGTTCGGGTTCTCCTGTGGGGCGGTTGGCACGTTGGTGGTCGGGGGCGCTGTCGTGATCGGGTTCGGCTGCGCAGGAGGCGGTGTGGGTGCCGGTGTCGGAATCACAGGGTTGTAATTGGTTGCCGCCGCCAATTGCCTCTGCAACGCACTAATTTGCTGGTTGTATATGTTTTGCATGGTGGCAAGTTGTGCATCGAAGTTGTTGGTGCCATATTGTGGAGTAGGATTGTAATTTACACCGCCCAACATCGAGCCCATTTCCTGGCCTAATGTACCGGCAACACCAGGAGCGGACGGTGCCGGAGGTCCTTTACTGTAACTAGTCGGCTGTGATGCACCGCCGCCCGACCGATTCTGAATCGCCGCGCCCATGTTCGCAGCCGAGACGCCTCCATACTGATCACGCGACAGACTGGATGGATTCGCCCCGAAGGATTGCGCTATACCGGTAGCCAGTTTGGAACCGTATACCTGACCGCCACCACCCCCCAAAGCCGCCGACATCTGCGATGGGCTACTATAACCCGCCGCCAAAGCCGCCGCACGGGCCGCCGCTTCGCCCGCCGCCTGCGCCGCCGCTTGATCCGCCGCTGTCCATGCCATTGAAAATCACCTGCCAAAGAATTAAACTCCAACCTCGGTCCACGAAGGCTCCTCTTCCTCTTCGGGCTGTTGGATCAGATGAAGCGCCGCCTTTTCCGCGACTTCCGCCTGTTTGTACTGCGTAAAGTTGCTGGCCATGATGCGATCCAAAAGCCCCGAACGCTCCTTATCGAACTTCTCCAAAAGGAGCGTCAAGCGGTCGAACTGGTGTTTGTCCATGAGGATCAAAAAAGCCAGCGTGGAAAACCACGCCAGAGCGATCAAACCGATAATGAAGAAGATCATTTCAGTACTCGCCTGACCTCCTTCGATTCCTCTTTGGGGGCATACAGCTCGACTATCTTCCTCGCGCACTTGTCGCAAAGTATGTCGAACCGGTTAACCTCCACGTACTTCTCTGGAGAAAACTCGCCGCATATGATGCACGACACCGGAATCGACCCGGAGACTATCCTCACTTTTTCTTCTTCCTCACTTTCTCCGGTAGTTTCTTGAAACTCTTGCCTTCGGCCTTCTGCTCCTTCGTCCACCGCTTAGCCATATTGGGGTGAGTAGCGTACATCCAGCGCATTTGCGCCTTCGACTTGAACGGCAAGGTGGATCACCCCCGGACGATCAATTGCACGCTGAACGTAAACGACGGCGAAGTTCCTCCGACCGCGTAGGAAACACGAACGTAACGACCGGTGGCAGTGAGCGTTCTCTGCACGTCGGAGCCGGTGGTGGTCTGTTGCGTGTGCGTCAGCAACGTGAACCAGTTGGTGCCGTCCGGTGAATCCTGAACCGTGACCGTGAGCGTAGGCGACGTGCCACTGGCGGCGGTTACTTCAAGGAAGGATGCCAAAGATAACTGTCCCATGTCTCCGATATCGAACGTCTGCCCACTGCCGTTGGCGGTCACCGTTCCGCTGAACAGCGGAAGATTGCAGATCATACAAAATCACTTCCTTTTAATAGAAAACGCCCAAAATTGGGTGAACCGCTTCACGTTTCATCTTTTCGAGCCGGTATCTCATGGCTTCCTCATAGCCAGGAGGTATACCCGGCTCTGGTTCCTTCTCCTCCGGCTGCTTCGGCAGCACCACTAACATCTCGCGGCGCACCTGTTCGGCTATTGCCAGGCTGATAACCTGATCGTCGAACGCTCCAGGAACCGCTCCCATCTTGTCGTTCTTGTCGGAAAGGCGCACGAACGAGAGCATTTCCTCCAGCGTTCCCTTGTGGTTGACGGTCACTTCGCCATTGCGGAAAGCCGCACGTAAACCGTCGATTATGAACTTCTTCGTCTTCTGGTTGGTGCTCCAACCGAGCTTGTTTACCCAATCGTTGTTTATCTTGTCGAACACGCGCCTGCGATAAAGCATCGGATAGCCGAGATCGCGCAGCACGTTTATCACGGCCAAACCGTGGTTCTCCACCTCAACTGCCAGCAACGCGCCGTTGTACCAATTGCCAAGAAGGAAAAGCTCCTGGCCGAAAACGTCCGGCTCGATATGCGTGTGATAATGCGCCACCTGTTCGCCGGTTTCCGCGTCCAGAACGTCCGCGCTGGAGTAGTCGCCGACCTTGTTCACCGCCACCCCGGAACCCACGTCCGCGCCGATCACGTACCGGCGGCCTTCCTCCGGCTCCTTGAACACACGCAATGCGCCATCCGGTGACGCCACGAACTCGACGGAAGAATCCAGCGTCTTGCGGGCTAGGTAGCCATCCAAGTAACGAACGTCCTCGATCTCACGCAGCCGCGCATACACGGCTTCCGGCGGGAAGACGTTGGCGCTGTCGCGGACGAAAGCCTCCTGCTCCGTGGCCGGGAACATATTGCGGAAGGCGTCCTCGTCGCCGAAAAACTTGTTGGCGATCACGTACTCCCGCCACATCAACTGCTCCACGGTCAAGTCCGGCAAGTCGGGAACCGGTGCCGGCGTGTAGCCAGGAGGTGGTTCCATGCGGTATTCCGCCATCTCGTACCAGGGAAGGAAGATCGGTGTGTACGCGGACTTGCCCCTGGTTGCCTGCGTGTACACGTCGTAAAAGAAACCGACCGGCGCTCGTCCGGTCGATTCAAGGAATATCACGGTCCCTGGCACTTCGGGGCACGCGCTGAAGAGGGACCGCACCAGCGTGTCGGCATCTTCGTAGAACGCGCACTCCGAAAGGTGAATGTACTGAATCGTGCGCGACATGCCAGGCTGCTTCGACTCCGATGAAGAAATGTACAACGAGCAGCCGTTGTTCAGCGATATGTCGTACTTCGTTAAGTATTCCGCATCCAATTTCATTGCCGTAGTAAACCATTTTGGCAGGTTCTCAAAAGCGAAGCGGCTTATGTCGAGAATGTACCTGGCGGCCTCCCTCTCGTGCGCGATCTCTATGGCGTTGACGTTGTGCGATTTGAGCAACCGCCAGAGGATGTAAATCTCAATGAAAGTGGAAACACCCATTTGCCGGGCCTTGAGGATGACCATGCGCACCGGCTTTTTGGTGGCCTCCTGCCGCTCTATTTCCCGAAGAATACGCTTCTGTGCGCTATTCAAGATAAACGGTACGGACAAGCCATCTTCCCTGCGCCTTATCTTCACGCACTTCTCGCAGAAATACTCGAAAGACTCCAGAGCTCTGATCGTAGCCAACGCGACAATATCAGTATCACTCAGCACGCTTGACATCTATGAAATCAGCCTCCAATTGCTTCCGCTCTTCCGGTGATAGGTTTATCTGCGTAGCAACGGTTAGCTGCGGTGCTCCACGGTCGGTCAGACCTATTATCGTAGTTATCAACTTGATAGCTTCCATATTGCCCTTGCGTGCCAGCTCCACCGCCTTGTCCATTATCTCCGGGTAGTGGAAGGAATATTTCAAAACGGCGTGCTCCCTAAAAAGCCGCATGTACGCGGCGGCATCGGAGGCGTGCGCGAAACATTCAGAAAGGGAACGTCTCTGAACCTCTTCTTCGTCCGAAGTATCGAGCAGGCTCTGAATATACGCTATGGCCTTCTCTTCGTCGAATGGTGCCCTTTCGGAAACAACTTCCGCGCTATCTCTTGGAGGAAACCCCATCAGCGAGCTGGCTTCTTTCTTTTTTCGCATTGTCGGCCCTCCACTCGATGATCCTCTGCGCTATCCCCATAACCGCCGGCACGTCCTCCGGCGGATTGGTAGCGAGCGCCCTGGCGAAAGCGGCCAGGACGGCTATGTCCGACTCCGGCAAAATATGAAGATCACGGTAAAACTCAATGTGTTCAGGGGTCTCGTACATGCCGGAATACGCATTTGAATAGGTGGGAAACAAAACAGCCGGTGTAAGCTCCACCAAAGCGCAAGCACTAATCAAGGCCGATAAATGCAAAGGCGGTGGTCCTCCCCGGTAACGGAAAAACCTCTGCCAACTCCAGAGGCCCCACACGCGCACCCTATTATTGCGGGTAACCGTGCGAATCTTGATAAGTGCGCTATAGTCAAAACCATTCCGATACAACGGAATGGCTAAAAATGGTGGCACACAACGCTTCACTCTCAAGTAGTACCCGACATCAACCAGCGATTCGGGCACAATACCCCACGCCTTAGCCGCCTTAACCAGGTTTTCCAAGGTGGCTATAAAACTGAATGGCGTGGAGGGTTTGCCAAGGTTGCGCCGGTGTATGCGGTATTTGGACCTAAGCACCACTTCCGACTTGCCAAGCCGGAGCGCGGTCGCTCGCACCGTGGCGGCGTCCATAACGATCTCGGTAGCGGCGAGGCTCCTAATTTTCCTCATGGCACCACCAAAAGCAAGCGGGGGAACGTGCCCCCGCGTTTAGAAAAAAGGGTCATTTAGAAAAAAGTAGCAAGTCTATCCATATGATAGCATAGTCAAGTGGCGAATACAACAGGCGTGTCACACTTCTCCAAAGTAGTTATACCAGCGCGAGAACTTTGTTCGCCCCTTCCTGTCGAATCTCTTGCGCCGGCCGCCTTTCTTCCCTCCTCCACGGCCCGACACCAGCAGAACAATCGAGGCATGGTGAAACTTCGGAAGCAGCTCGTACAAGCCTTCGTACTTGTTGTCTTGCAAAACGATAGCACCTCCACCCACATTATACCACAAAAATCTGTCTTGACAACCGACTCACACGCTCGTATAATCGTATTAAACACCTGTAACAACGGGGGAGAAATACACGAAATGGAAAAGAAATTCATCAGCGTAAAAGAAGCGGCGGAATTGCTAAGCCTCAACGCCAGCTACATCTACCGCCTCTGCCGTGAGGGGGGCATACCGGCCACGAAGGTCGGAAGGTCCAGGTGGGTGATCCCGGCCACCGCCATTGACTTAATCGAAAAAGAAGCCTGGGGGCACTACGGTGGGAGCAACGAAAGCGTTGGGGATTGCCAGAATTAACCGGCTGCGTACCGATACCATGGCCGAGTGGCGCAAGGTGCACCGTGACAACCTCGAAGCCGTCCTGGAATTCCTCGACGCCACCGACTACTACACGGCACCGGCCTCCACCAGATACCACCTGGCGCGGCCAGGCGGACTAGCCGAGCATAGCCTCAACGTGCTGAGGCTGCTTCGGGCCAAGGTGGAGTATTTCGGTCTCGAAGTGCCGGACGAAACGCTGGTGATCTGTGGCCTCGGCCACGACTTCGCCAAGATCGGCATCTACGTGACCGAGAACCGGCGCGTCCGAGAGGGCGGCCAGTGGTTCGACCGGACGGTCTACGTCGTGAAGGACCAACTACCGTTGGGCCATGGAGAGAAATCGGTGATCATGCTGCAAAATCTAATTCAACTAACTGACGATGAGAAAATCGCCATTCGTTGGCATATGGGAGCGAGTGACCCATCAACGCAATACTACCCCGGCAAATACGCTTTCGAGGAAGCACAGAAGAATAAGCTGGCCGTACTGCTGAATACAGCGGATTATGAAGCCACATACATCTTGGAAGGGAGCAATTGAAATGATTGTAAACTGTGAAGCCGATTGTGTTCATCGTATGTACTCACACTGTACGGCGATGACCATAACAATAGGCGAAGGAGGAAGGTGCTTAACGGCAAAGCCAAAGGACCGATTTAGGACGTATGACCAACAAGAAAACAAAAAGAAAGGGAGTAGCAAGTCAAATGGCAAAGGGCAAGGGTAAAATCATCGACGATGCGGCTGTAAGCCCGGTGAAATTCGATCACTACAAGCTGGAGATCGAACTGATTGAGAAACTGCTTGGCACGTGCCCCAAGAACCCGGAAGTCTACAAGGCGTACATCATGACCAAGGCACCGTCGGAGGACCTCTATCCCGAAGAGGCCAAGGACGCCGAAGAGTCCTTCAAGGAGCTTGAAGAGAAGAATTGGACCGGCTTCATGTTCGACGAGAACGGCCTGTTCATCTACGACTACCTTATCAAGGGCAATCTCAAGGAAAACGCCAACACCCTCAAAGACATGCTCGGAATTGCGGCATTGCGCTCGAAGGTAGAGGAAAGTGTCTTCGTCTATCCGCGCCGCATTTACTTCGGGACCAAGGAGCCACACGGCTATATCGAGAGGCCACTCCGCGCGATGACCGCCCAGGGACCACGGGTAACGGTGACCCGGAGCGATTACATCAACGAAGGCACAACAATCACGTGCTACCTGGAAGTACTGCACGGATACATGCCCAAGAAGATATTGACGGCAATACTCGACTTCGGGTCCAGGAAGGGACTGGGGCAATTCCGCACCGGTGGCTACGGACGGTACGTCTACAAGCTCAACGACATATCCCATGAAGAATTCGACGACGCTGTGGCGCTGCTTGAAAATGTAGTATAGCCAAGGCAAAGCGTAGCGGTGTATAGTCACGCACAGCCACACCGTCCATCATTGATGCGGGGGCTAAACGCTCTCGCATCGTACATATGAATAGCCCCAAGCCAATCAAAACGGGGGAAGTCATGTGACAGCACAAGAATTCCTGAAGTCCAAGAAAATAGAACGAGCGACCACCGAGCTTGGCTGGAAATGCAACAGCACGCTCCTGACGATACCGTACCCCGCCGTAGCTGAATTGGGGCTAACGGAGATAGAGCGCAGGCGTGACGTTGCCAAGCCGCAGAAGGGGCTCTGGCGGCCACACCAACACCCGCATCCCTATTTCCTGCGTGGGAGCGACGAATCCCCCACGGTTTTAGTCGAGGGGGAAACGGACGCCGCCACAATTAAATTACTCTTTCCAAACGTTAACGTCATAGGCATACCAGGGTCAACGTCGTGGCGGCCAGAGTGGTGGAACCTCGTGAACAGTGATTCGGCGGTTCTCTTCCTGGACGGAGACGTTGAGCGAAACGTTACCGATGATAAAAGTCGCCGTATGAAAAACGCGGCCAGCGTCATACTCGCCAAGGCTGTAGCAGCGACAAAACCGCCGAGAATAAAATTGAGCATAACGTCAGCGATACTTTCCAATTCCGCCTGGAAAGATGTCAACGACATATTAATTGGATGCGAAAGCGATGAGGAAGCCTCCGAAATATTAAACAACTTGGCCGCGACAGCCAAAGATGTCGAGTACGTGCCGGATATCGCGCGGCTGCTGAATCGGCTGGACGTGTACCTTCGCCCCACAACAGTGGACTCCGACGGCGACCGCAAAGCGCCGTGTCCGTTCCACCAGGAGACGATGCCCAGCTTCGATTACGGGCCAAAAGGCGCTACGTGCTTCGGGTGCGGGATCGGCGTGAACATTGAACTGCTTGGCGCGTTGTTCGGGGTAGTCGTCGTAAATCCCGTCGAGGTGCCATATAACGCGCAGTACAAAATGATCACTCTGGAGGAAGTAACCGTGGAGGACATCGAGTGGCTGATATACCCCTACCTGCCAAAAGGGGAAATCGTGTTCATCGAAGGAGATCCTGGAATTGGGAAAAGCTGGGTGTGGATGGCGCTCGTCGCGGGGCTGACCGGCAGCGCGAATTGCAGGCTCCCCTTCGACCACACGGCCAAGCGCGACTGCAACATTAGCATACTGCTCACGGAGGACAGCTTCAGCAGAACCGTGAAGCCAAGGCTGATGTCGATGGGCGCGAACATGTCCAGGATAATCATCCCCTCATTGGGAACGGAGGTGGGAGCCGATTTCAGCGGTGTTACGTCGACCAAGCTGCCTATGATCGAAGAGCAATTGGCGCAGTTAAAACCGGATCTGATCGTCGTGGACCCCCTCACGCTGTACGCATCGGACGTGAAAATCGACCTGAACAACGGAACGGAGGTGCGAAACCTTCTCACGCCCCTCCAGCGCGTGGCACGCAAACTAAATTGCGTAGCCCTCATTGTCAGGCACTGGCGCAAGTCCGGTGGCAAGGCGATCTACCGGGGCGCCGGGTCAATCGACATAAGTGGCATTAGCAGGAGCAGTCTGGCGGTCGCCAGGCACAAGCAGACCGGGCAACTGGCCGTGGCTCACGCCAAGCACAACATTTCGGAAAAGGGACCGACGCTCCTGTTCGAGTTGATCCAGGGGCTTGAAAACCCGTTTCGCTGGATCGGGATGACTGACAGCATCGACGCCGACGACCTATCGGACGAAAGGCCACAATCGAGGAGCGCCGGTGAGGACGAGAACAGCAAGATTGCCGAGGCCAGGAGATTCCTGAAGGAGCTTCTATGTGAAGGGCCAAGGAAGAAAACGGAGATCGAAGAAGAGGCCAAAAAGCGTAACATAAGCATCTATACACTCGACAAGGCCAAGAAGGGTCTCGTCATATCCAAAAAAGAGGGGTACAACGAAGGATGGACGTGGCAACTCTCATGAACGAACTGGAACGAAATGCCATCCTTGATCAGGACGTAGCGTACCTCCTACTAGCTGGGACAGTGCTCAAAATGGCGCTGGACGACTATAAGATGGCGCTCTCCATCGCCAAGAAGGCACAAAAAGGCATCACGTCCATCAGGAAAACCATAGCCGCTCTACTGATGGAGTGCCGCAAAGAAAAGCAAGCAGCGACGTATGCCATGTACATCAATGCCAGCAAAAACATGAACGTCCTGATCGACAAGTACACTCCTGCTCTAAAGGAGATGCAACACATCGGCGGTTTCTTTGAATCCGAATGGGGGGTAATGCTTGTAGAATTTACAAAACTTGAGAGCATCATCCACAACTACAAAGACATCCTCTCGGAGCACAAGAGGATGAGAAAGTGGAAGCACTACGTACCACACAGCTTCGAGAGAGTCACAAGGCACAAATAATAATCCGACACCGCCAAAGGAGGCAGTCTAATGGACGCTTATGAACAACTCGCGGAAGCATACAACGTCGAAAAATTCATGAACATCTTAAAGCCGATAGCCGAAATTCTTGCCAGGAAGAACGCCGACTACGGCGACAGCTACCGGGTGCTGCGCGACAAGTACGGCCCTGTGGCGTTCCACATCCGCCTGGCCGACAAGATCAGCCGCCTGGAGCAGGTGGACGCCAACGGGGCGCTGGTGGCGGGGGAAACGTCGTTCGACACGATCAGGGACATCATCGGCTATTGTGTATTGGAGTTGCTATACCGGAAAGGAATTGCTGATCTTCATGTGCCCGACCATGCAAAAACTCTGTCCGAGAAGGAAGAGGAGTGGCAACGGAAGTTCGCGGATAACTACAAGTGGCGGGAATTTGA